CAGGGTCTTGTTCACTTTTATGGAATTGCGGAGTGCGACGGTGCTCGCTGATTAATGAGCGCACACGATTTAATAGACTTTGCGCTTGGCGTCGAGAAATAGTATCAAATTTGATACTAGTTCCGAAATAACTTTCAAATACCGCAGCAGCCTGTTTTGTTGGGCTAATTACAGCTAGTTCTTGCAGTTTCATGTTTAAATCCTTTTATGAGTTTCTTTAATTATTTAGCTAAATGACATAGGTTTAGTAATACATTTTTTAGTATGCATACTAAAATTACTTAAGCCTTTGCCTTCTTTATTACAGTAAATATTTTAGTCCTGTTTTTCTATGAGTTTTAACATATAAAGTATAAGTATTCATTTTTTATTATTTTTTTTTGTTACGAATTCACGAGATTGGGTTTGTTTAGCCCAGTTTACACATTTGGTTAGTTGATTTTCTAACATTTTTTTCTGTATAATCTTGCTTTCTAACTTAGTTAAAATAATTTCACGTAACCCAGGATTTTGACTACGATCGCCGACTGCGGCTCTAGTAGCAATATCATGCGTAATACTGGCTACTTTGTTGTCTAGGGTTAGTAATTCTCGGGCTGTATTGTAAGCACGGTTTTTATCGGCTATACACCAGCTAAGTGCGGTTTTAGTACTGGCAAATACGCCCACTTCTGTGGCCGCACATGTTACTCGATATCCGGGTCGCACAGGCTCTATACGATAATGCCCAAATACTTCATATACTCCATTGTCGTTTTTCCAGATTGTATTGGAAAGAACGTCCCGATATTCTTGTTTAAATAGGCGGTCAAGTTCTTGATCTGTTTTCATTTAATAATGTAGTGTGTAAACAGATATACTGTGGTGGCAACTAGTGTACCTATAATACCAACGCCCCAGGCAATTAAGCGATCATTGTTTTTTTCAGCCATTTTACTCACAGCATCTTTGACCTCTTTAACCATTGCAGCGACAAGTCCAATTTTATCATCAAGAGTATCAAGTCTCATTTCTAATGCATTATAACGCTCGGCGCATAATTCAACGTGAGCTTCTAAGCTATGCTTTTCAATTTCTGTGGCTTCGACCATTTTATTTTCTCCAGTCAACTATTTATGGAAATAGGTGCAAACCAAATATTCTGTCTAGGACCTTCGGTAACCAATATTGTGTCAATATCCGGATCGTTATTAAGTTCTCGTATCATGGGTACGCCGACCGCGTCGGATCTCAATACCGACACCGGGTCTGATTCAGGGCCATATATGCCATCGGTTTCCGTTTCAAATTCAAACATCCAACGGGTGCCGGTTTGGTCTTGGATAGGGCTTGTAAGAGCAAATAATTGTGTGCGTAAACTTAAAATCTGTGTAAGTGTTTCCCAGTTGCGTTGTTGATTACGACTACGATTCCAGGATTCAATGTCTCTAATTACTTGCCCGGCCGAGTCTCGGAACGGCATACGGGTAACTTTACAATGCCCGGTTACTCCCGTGGCGGTAATATCAAATAAGGTTTGGCAGGCAAACTTCATTTAGACACCCGGCTTAATTCCCACAAGATTTCTACTTGTTCGCACAAATGATCAAGTTCAGTATTGTCACGTCGAGCTTGAAAAATTTCTACCCAGCGTTTTGAACTTTCTAAGTCTTGGAGTTCTTGTTGTAGTTTAGGATCTTGGCTATGTAATTCACGGTTAGTACTACCTGGTGAACGGGCATACACTGTGCGTCCACCGTCTGGGCTTTCAAATATGGTTAATTCTGTTATTTTGCTGACCATCATGCAAGTATTTAAGTCATTTAAAAAAGTCAACAAAAAACCTGCCGGAGCAGGTTTAGTGTGTTACAAATTAAGAATCTATTAAGAAACTAAACTTGTGAATGTTGCAACGTTAGATACGTTTGCTGTGTCAACACCAATTGCACCGTTAGCTGTTTGAACAGCAGTAACGAATACAGAAGTGTTAGCAAATGCGCCAGTTGGATAAATTGCAAAGTTGATTTGACCTGTTGTTGGGCCAACTTGGTAGATAGCAACTGTAGCAGTCTGTTGAACAGCTTGCAATACGTTTGCAACATACTGGTTAACACCACCAACTGTTGTTGTCAATGCAGCATTAGCCACAACTGAGAAAAAGTCTAACTTAGGACCTGCTGGTTGAACTGGACCTTGTGCAGAAATGTTTGCACCTTGTGCTACTGGGCCATTCAATACGTCGAGGTTGAATACTGGTTGTGATCCACCTGATACTGGGGTAATATATGCCATTTTAAATCTCCTTAATAAGTGGCCTCAATGGGCCTACTTTTATTTATGTCTTTTGACAAAAACCAGGAGTTAGGCCGCTGTTTCTGGGTTATTTAATTGACGATTTGCCGAGGTAAATCCGCCAGCTAGTCGATTAACAGCCTTGGCCATACCGGCATTTGTGGCCATTACCCAGCCTTCTTGCCCCGGGTGCTGTAAATCAAGTTGATTTAATATATCCATCTTAATATCGTGCAGTAATCCCCAGGCTGTAAATGCCGCGGCCATGCCATTTAAATTGCTACGAGGACTTTGTAGATATTCTACAATATTATTGAACTTTTTAGGGGTAACTCGTTGTTGCAGCCAAGGGCCAAACTCGGTTAGTAAATTCTCAAATCCTGCGCCTACACGACTGTTAATATAGTCCACACATAGTCGAGGTAAATCTGTAATTTGTAAGGTACGAAGATCTGCAGGATTAAACAACTGATCAATAGCTGCACCTTGGGTATTATAAATGTCTTTGACCTGCTGTACTAATTCTTTGTTTGGACGTACATTTTCCTTGGCATATACTGGTTCTAATAATAGCAATCCAGGTACCCGTTTAAATTCTACATTGCCCAGAGGTTCTTTGGGTGCACCGGGTTCTGAGTATTTGGTGTGCATGGCAATACCAACATTGCTATTACCTATACGTTGTCCTATGTCGCTATTAGCTGGGATTTTATATTCTATGGCATTGGGTGTAAACACATAATTTCCAGATTCTAACGGCGGTGTATTCATGTATAATAGATCACCTTGAACATACCCTCTAAAATCTTTGGTCAACGAGGCTTCTAACATGGGCCATAATTGTGTGTAGATTGGTGCTAGGTCTGCAACACGATTAGCTGGCCGGCCCTGAGCTTCTGCGTCGGCGTCTCTCGCGGCTAAATGTCTTGTAACTTGACGTGGGCTAGTAAACAATCCATCGTAGCCCTTGGCTGTAAATCCTGACACATCGGTGAGTATAAATGTTCCGTCAGCATCACGGCCAAAAACCAGTGCTGGCTTGCCGTCCCACTTGACTGTGGTAGTTTTACCTGTGTCAGATGATGTATGTTTAACTATATCCAGTGCTCGCTTTATACCGTCGCTGCCATTACGGAACACAAGATCTTCTAGATGTTCGATACCCTTGGCCCGGCCGCCTTGTACTTCAGCTTCAACAATAACCTGCAGACCTTGATTAACAATACGATCACGCAGACGAGCTAGGAAGTTTACTTCAGTATATCCAGTAACCGCCGGAGCTCCGCTTTCCATAAATGGTAGGCCTTCACGTTCCATGTGAGTTTTAAAATCTGCTAGTTTAGCATCGCGTTGAGGATCTGTGCTTAATGCTTGTAGTATGTTTTCTACGCTGGCTAGATCCTGACGTGTGGCTGTTTTGTTCAATAACATTTTGGCCACTTTATCGGGATCGTCTGTTATAATTTTATTGCTAGTACGATCAGCAATTCCAGCAATTTGATTTAATTTATAACCCATGCTTTTAGCAATAGAATTCATTAATACATTACGTTCGCGGCCTTTGTATTTGCTATCAGCGGGCATTGCGCCTAGGACAAATTTACTCCACGGAACATTTTGCAAAAACATAAAATCAGTTTGCACAAATCCTTGATCAGGGCGACCATTGATAGGTGTCTTAAAATGTATGCCTGCTCCTGTTTTTTTAATCCAGTCTTCGGGCTTTTGCTTTTGGCTAAGTGCCCAACGTGTAAGTTGTGCTACTAATTGTTCTTTGGTTAATTGTTGGGCATCAACGGCAATGTCTAAGTCACCCGATGTATCTTTAATACCGGTTGACCCAAGAGTGTTATTTTGCAAATCAAGCCCAGGCAACATTTCTTCTAGCCAAGCCAAGGTTGATTTAACATCGGTTTGATTGATTCGTTGTGTAACAGCTCGGCCGTTGCTGTCTTTGAATACGTTGCCGCCTTCGAACAAACTGGTGCTCATTAAACTGTTCTCTTTTTGAGTTTTTTATTTTCGTTAGTTGCTTTAACTACATTATTTTTTGTAGCATTAGGATCTTTTGGGGCCTTAGGATCTCTGCCTGTTAGTGATCCGGCGGCAGGAACAGCGAGAGCAGTTGCTCTAGCTAAATCAGTCCACAATGGTCTTTGTTTGGCTGGAGCAGCATTTTCTGGTGAAGCAATTGCTTTGATAGCATTAGTAATTTCTTGTTGGTTAACCAGTCCTCTGAAACCTAAACCAGCTAATAAATTTTTCTGCACAAAGGCTGTAAGATAAGCTTCATACTTGCCATCTGTGCGATTTCTAAATGCGGCTAGTGCAGGACTAACCGCGGCGGCCGGTGCTTGTAATTCTTTAAGGGTGGCCTTGGCTAGTTGGTCATATCCAGGTTGTCCAGGTTTTATCTTTTGGCCGCCTACAGTAATCGGTTGCCCGGGTGCTGTACTGCCCACAGTGGCCGGTGCAGTAGCAGGTGGTTGTACCATGTTACGACTAGTTGGTTGTGGTGTTTTTACCAATGGGGTTGGCACACCGGTAGGTTGATTATATGCAACTTTGGCTCCTGCTCCGGTCTGTGCACCATAATTTGGTTTTGCAGGTGTTGTTGCAGCGGCCGTAGTAGCTGGAGCAGTTGTTGGAGCTGGTGTTGCGGTTGTTCCAGGTGCGGGTGTAGTTGGTGGAACAGTAGTACCGGGTGTTGCGTTTACTGTTGCAGGTGGTGTTGCAGTTTTGTTAGGATTGTTAGCATTTGCTGTGTGCGTTAACCCAGTGGCTGTTTTTTGAGTTTGGCCGCCGGTGCTCGATGTTGTTGCGGCCCCGGCTGCCGGTGCTGGCTGTATTGCAATACTTTGTTCTAATTGTCCAACGTAACCTTGCCAAGCACGAAATGCTTTATCGGCTAGTTCGTCTACTCCGCGATTTTTTTTACTTGTTTGGTACCCTTGTTTAGCTCCAGCAATACCAGATTTAACAGAATCAATTATACCTTCTTCTAGTTCGACTTGTTTCTTGTTTGTTAGTTCATAAATTTGCATCGGTTCGTCTCACTGTTCGAGTAAATTTGCCTGGGTCACGCTGATTAATGGCATTCAGCAGTTTACGCTGTAGGTTCTGTGCATCTTCGGCGCTGTAACTGGAATCAATCTGCTCTAGCAAGCGTATAGCACTGGCTATGACATTGGCAGCGCGATTTTCAATGACATGACGGCTATCACGCTCAACGTACATTGAGTCTAGTTCTTCTAGTAAACTACGGGTTTTCTTTTGCATGTGGCCAGGACCTTTTTATTATTTATCGGTTTAATACTCTAAATAACTTTTGATTAATTGGATTTAATTTGTCCTAGTAACTGCTTTAGTTTAGCACTTTGCACATCCGCAGTAATTTTACCCGCATCTTCTCTTTCTGCAGGGTCAGCAGACTCAGTTCCGTTAATCATTGTACTTTTAGCTTTAATACTATCTAACAAGTTACCTTTAGCAAACGAATTAACTGGGCCAGCTTCTTCACCTGGGTCTGTTATACGCATGGTTTCAATGTTATAGTCTAAGTCAATTTTCATTCCAACACCCGTACTTGAACGAGATTTCATACATTGAATTTGATACTTGCCTCGCTCACGCATACTGCGACTTGTAAAGATACCAAATA